GGTCAAGATGAGATTGTTGACTAATGAACGAGGAGTGGTTTGATGAACTAACTAATGGAGAACCTTTATTATGCTCAACTATACAGATGGGTATAATAGAGTCTCTATTAAGAATTAGCCCTATATCAGAGGAAGAAAAAAGTATTATATTTTCCGAATTAGAACATTACTCTGAAGAAGAAGCTAATGATATTATATCATCCTTAAAAAAAGATGTAATAGCAACAGACCCAAAAGACCAATGGAAAAAAATGTTTAACTAAAAAATATAATAGTAATAATCCAACTGCTGGACTATAACATGTTTATAGTGTTGAGGGTTGAGGGGGAAATTAGCAGTTACCGAACCTTCTACTATTATTTTATTAACTAACTAAAAAAATAAAAGATGGCAAAGAATAATTATGATAAGATAAGAAGTTCTAAAAATGAACTTGAAGCAATACTTCGTATTAGAGGTATATCCAAAGTAAGATTTGGTAAGATAATAAATGTAAAAGGTAGCACTATAGATAAATATATAGACAATCCTTTTTATTTAAGATACTTCCACATGGCAAGATTAGCTACCTTTCTAAACATAGATGTTAGAGATGTTATAGATATCATAGAAGTTGATATACCCAACAGACATAACATAGTAGTAGAGGGAGAGGAAGATTATGATATGGTAAGAGCTTTACCAACAAACAGAAGGTAATTATGGAAAGCGATAGAAAAAAAATACAATTTGTATTTGATTATATACATAAAGAAATGGATATAAACGAGCAACAAATTAAAAGTAAGGTAAGAAAAAGAGAGATTTTAGATGCGAGAAGATTGTTTTTTTATGTTATGAGAAACTATTTTCGTTACAGTTTTGAAAAAATAGGTAAAATTACATTACACAACCACTCAACTGTATTACACTCATGTAGAACATTTGATGACTACACTGTTCCTTATCCTAAATTAACCATATTACCATACAAAGATATATGCTTTCAATTAGATTTAATGAAAGATTCTGTTGAAGAACAGGTTGAAGATATGAAAGAAAAAATAATTTTAATCAA